TCATCACATCACCGCAGGCAGGTGCACCAACCATGCCAGTACCTACGTCTGGACTATTCTTGTCCAAGGTGCCCACATTACGAGGATTTTCGTAATGGTCTAGAACTTTTTCTGAATAAGCCATATTATAAATCTCCAATAGTATAGTAAAATACTACAGTATTTATCGTGCTATGTCAAGTGCTTTTGGTTATAATGCGGCGCCGCGTGTCTTAGCAGCACGTTTGGCCATGTTTGCTACTGTGTCTACAGGGGCATCAGTGGTTTCATCACCGATGTTGGTAGTGGTTTCCGTTTCATCTTCCACTGGTTGTATTTGATTTAATTCAACAAAATCTTTATTGTATGATTTAATGAGATTTTTTACTGCTGGATTTGTTTCGTTGGCCTGTACTAGTGCTTCATAATCAAAAGTACGATCTGTATTACGTACTAGATTAATAAGGCTTTGTGTGCTAACGTTAGGGAGTTTTTCTTTATCTTTGTAGCGGTGTTGAATAAGCTCCAGAGCCGTTAGTAAATTAGATTCTGGAGTATTTGTTGGGCCATGATTGAATTCATGTAAGCGCACGATTAACGCTGTTCGCGACCTAGTTCTTCTGTGCCGCCTACTGCTGCATCTGTGGCACTAAATGCATCACCTTCTTCTTGGTCTAGATCACTAGCTGGTGCTGGAGGTAATTCTGCATCACCAGGCATAGCCATTGGTTGATCAACTTGCTCACCTGACAATACACGAACTCCATTGTCAACACCTTCACGTGCTGCCTGTAGATTTTGCATTAGAGTTTCTAATGTTGTACCTACTGCACCTTTAAATGCTTCAGCTTGTTCGCTACCAATTTGATCACGGATACTATCTAGTAATTGGGGTAATTGTTCATTTTGCATTTTGCCTACTTTTTCGATGGCATCTTGAACTGAATCTACCATGTCTTTAGCAGCTAATAGTACTTCTGCATTGCCAACTTCGCCTTCATTTAGTTGAGTACGTTGTTGTTCTAGCCATGTGTTTAGGCCTTCTTGCACAGTTAGCAATTCCATGTAACGTGGATTTGTTTCTGCTGTGTGTAATGCTACACTGTGACGAATTTTATTTAAATTCGCAGCGATAGTTTCGCTTAGTTTTTCTGCACGTTCAACAGTCAAGCTATCAAAGTTGATGGCAAAACCAAAGCGGCTTTCCATAACTTTGTTGATTCTTTTTGTTGATTTTGTAGACATTTCTGCTAGTTTCATGGTTAATTTCCTAATTACAGTTTAATATATTTAGCCAAGTTTAAAGATTTCCTTAATTCTTTTTTGGCTTGTTCTATGCGATCCATGGTCTGTGTGTAGCGTGCTGAATAGTATTCTTCACCCCAACTATCCTGTATTTGCTGAGCTTTTTTGTAGCGTAGGCGATATAATGCTGCATCAAATTCTAATCGATTTAGCAGGCTGTCGCACTGCTGTATGTCTCGGGCCAGCTGTGTCTGCTGTTTATGCAGAGCTATACAGTAGTAGATAGCATCCTTGCGATTGAAAAAGTCAAATAACTGTTGATGATTTAGCATTACACGCCAACAGCGATCATCGATCTTCTGAACACGATATCGACCCACGAGAACATCAGTACCTAATTGATAACAAAAAGGTAGTTCACTGGGGGTATTAGTTAATCGGGCTAGTTCTTGTTGTGTAAAACGCTGTATCTTTTCAACATCAAACTCAACCGGTGCGTTTTTTGTAGTAGATTTTGCCATTTTCATTGGTTCGTAGAAGCACGTCTTTGACTGTTAATTGATTAGCTAGTATCTGTTCACGCTCATCTAGGTGACTTTTGGCTACGGGAGTTGCACCAATAAAACGTTCAAGCAATTCTGCTTCTTCGTTGTTGACGGGCAACAGGATATTATTATATAGTTCTACGATCTTCATGCAAGTATTTATTACTTGAAGAGTGCGTGGCCGATAAATCCAATAAGACCTGCTAGGATTATGCCTAAGATGCTGACTAAGGTGCTGACACTTTGTTTGCCACGACCTTCTAGTTTCTCGTCTAGACTGTCCTTGATGCCAACCAAGTAGCCTTCAAGTTTGTCCATACGGTGTTCGAGATTTTCTAGTTTAGTTTCCAAGTTGCTGTACCTTACAGCACATATCTCAACGTGGGCTTCTAGACTCTCTTTTTCAATTTCTGATGGTTTGGCCATCTCGCTCCCCTAGTAAGCGATGCCGTCTTTTGAGTGAGCCTTAACAATGTGCCTTAATATGTGCCTTAATGAATGCCTTTGAGCATCTAATATATTTAACTAATTTTTCAAACTTTTAAAGTATATGTTATTCCATGGACCTTTAGGTTCAAACACTGCAAGTTCTGGCAATATGGTTTCTGTCAGACCCAATATTATTGGAGTTATCTTAAAGTCGTATTTCACCAGACCAAACTTATCTAAACCTTCTTGATAGATATCTGCATAGTCAACTCCGAATTTAAATGTCCAGATCTTATGTTCGCCTTGATATTTGATACCAAAATTATAGTTAATAACATCATCAACAAAATCGTTGGTTTCCATTATAGTGGGTTGTGTGCGCAGGCTCAAGATTTGCTGAACAGTTTCCCAGTTACGTTGCTGATTCCGTTTTAGTTCATTTGGTTGTGAGAATGTTACAACTCCTGTGGGAGTTATATCTACTAGAGTAAAACCTTGATAGAGATATTGTTCTGTGTCCACAGTGATATTTATAGCCATAAAAAAACGGCACTATAAAAGTGCCGTTTTGCGTTACTTGAATACTAAGTTTTAGATTAGTATGTGAATGCTGCTACTGTTGCACCTGAAACACCTGAACCATTTACGTATGTATTGCAATACGCTTGTAGTGATGTTGGGCCTGTTGATGGGCTTGGAGCTGCACCAGAAATAGCTACGTGGAATAGGTTACCTGTTAATGGACGACCTAATAGTTCGATAGAACCAACTTGCTCAATAGCTAAAACTAGTTTTTCATAGTCTGAACCTGCTGCTAGATAGTTAACTGCACCTGCGTCTACACCTGAAGCTGAATACATACCTGCTGAAGTAACTGTGTAGTGCGTAAGGGTACGACCTGTAATCTGAGCATTACCTGCTGAGCTACCGTCTGCTGGGCGTGCGCCACCGTTTGTACGTGTAATTGTTGCCATTTTATATTTCTCCTAAGTTTGTACGCTTTCGCGCATACTTTTATTTATGCCGACTTCAAAAAATTGGTTCTACTGAATGTCAAACGATCTACTAGTTTAACAGCGCCGCCATCGTGTCCTATAGCCACAAAGCCCTCTGGTGCCGTGACTTTATATCCGTCGTTGGTTTTTTGGAATGTGCCGATTCCTTCTACCTGCTGTAGTTTTCGTAGTAGCATGCCTTTAAGTTCTATAACACGTTTATATGTTGCTAGAATACCTACTAGATTATTGCTGTTATCAGCGATCCACTGTTCTTTAGTTTTGATCTTAGCCACACGATTTTGTGCTACACGGCTGGTTGGATCTTCAACACCTTTCATCATCTCGTCATTATAATGAGCAGTAAATTGTTGTAAGAATTGTGTAGGTTCTATCGCCTGACTACCTGCACGGATCTGCTTGTTGATAAAAGGTTTGACCATTCTACTAAATTCTTTGTCTTGTAAGATGATGTCAAAGCGTTGTGGTCCAATCTTCTGCATGGTCTTGGCAGTAGATGCCAGATATTTTTCAATCTTAAGATTCTCTGAAGGAGTCAAACTAGCTAGACCTGTATAATCTTTATATGTAGCATCATCAAACCACACATCACGAGTCTGCGTAAAACTAGCGACATTTACACCAAACTGTGCAGTCATATCATCAATGGTATCACCACCAGTATAAGTAGTATGGAAAATAATACCTAGTTTAGCATTTGCGATACGTTCGCCTAGGTGACTGTTGACTGGGACTGCATAGGTAATAGTATTAGGTGTGAACACATAACACTCTTCATCATTGATTTCAACTCTTGTGACTTTACCAGGAGTAAACAATAAGTCACCCTGCACTACCCCACCAATACCTAATTTACTGAGATATTTAAGTGCGTTAGTTAGGATTTCTGTTAGCTCGGGTTGTTCACCATACCATTGTTGTATCTGTTTAACACTCTTAGCACGTTTAGGCTCGCCTTTGCTGAATACTGCTTTGGTGCCCACAAAGAACTTGCCATCCTCTGGATCGATACCGCAGATGATAGCAGGCGATCCGTCCCATTTAACTGTTAATTTTGTAGTTGCACCTGTGCCTTCTGCCAGCATGTGACGCAGACTATCGATATAGTTAAGTGCTTCTTCAGCACCAGCATAGCCCTTGTTAAAAATTAGATCTTCGAGATGCTCAAGATGAACATTCTTACTTTCTGTTAGCAGGAATTCAGGAGTTTGCTTTTTTATTTCAAACAGTTTCATTATAGACCCTGTGCTTTAATTCTGTCAATTATGGCTTTTTCGTTGGGATCTCTGGGATCTAATCGCTGTCCACCCATATACATAGCGCCTGTTGGGTCTGCTTTAAATTTTATTTTTTGTTGACGGGGAGCTGTTTTTGCTGTTGCAGTAGCAGCAGGTGCGGTACCTGTTGGGGTATAATATGGTTTACCTTTTATTGTGGTTACTGGTTTAAGCATACCAGATTTATATACTTTAACAACAGCAATTAGGAAATTCCTGACTTTGTTAGGATTATTGAGATCTGCTATACTAAGGGGGAAATCTCTCAGATTAGCATCAAAAAATCTACTGGCCCAGAATTTAACATCTTTATCGCCTGTACCACCGGTATATTCGTTCCAAGCACGTATCACTTCGTCAGCATATTGATTTACATCTTTAGCACCTGCTCGTTGTTGTTGTGCAGTTTGTTGTGCTTGATATGCTGATTTGGCTCCTGCTACACCGCCTTGCACTGCACCCTTGATTCCGGCTGCTCCTGCTTTGATAGTGTCCCAAATGCCTTCATTTATAATTTCATTAATCTTCATTGTTAATCTTCCTGATGCCACGGGTAAACTTTGCAGGATCTTGACCTTTAATAGCATTAAGAAGACGACGTTCAAGCTCAAGGGCCTGTTCGTTATCATAGTTTTCACGGATATAACGGATTAGGTTAATAGCACCATTGATGATGTTATTAGCACGTGACTCTAGGAGAGCGTCCTTGTCCTTGTGCGTGAGTAATTCGTCAAGCTCTGTAAGTATGCTACGGGTGCGTTTCTGCACAGTTTAGACTCCAATTTAGTATATTTATCAGATGTAACGGGAATAAAACTCTGCAACTTCTGGGAATGTCTTACGCCAATCTTGATTTCTTATCGCATCAAATTTTTTTATTTCATTTATCATACTTGTAATTTTACTACTGTTTTCTTGCCAATTTTTTGTGATTAAATTAGCATATTTTGTTTTTCTTATAGCTGATGCATATTCTTCTGTTATATTTGAAATTTCATATAGTCCCCAAGCTAAATGATTACCATAACCAACACTGTTTCCATATTCACCTTGTTTATTTGGTCCTAGTCTATTGCTATGAAAATTTCTTTGCATCCATGCTTGAAGTTCATCTAAGTAATATAAATTAAAAATACTTATTGTTTGTTCAATATAAAACATTACGTTTACCGGTAGGGCACTACGCAGTTTTAACATATTATCTACTACTTGATTCCAATTGGCAGGCCAACGAAGATACTCAAATCGATCCTGTATTCCATCTAAACTGATGTTTAATTTAACCAAGTGAAAGCGTTCAATAATATCAAAGTATTTTTCATTTATAGGTTGAGTTCCATTGGTTTGAAATTTTACAGTTATTTTTTCTTTTGAATGTGCGCACATGTCAGCTATCGCTTCAGCAACTTGCCAGTAAGCATTGCCCATCAATGTTTCTCCACCACAAAATACTACCATTTCTAAATTGCTGAGATCTAAATTCTTTAATACCTGTATCATTTCATTGGCTTTAGATATAGGTGATTTAGCAATAAAAGGGATATTATTTTCTTTAAGATGATGTTGCCAATATGTACTAGATCCTGGATCACAGGTTCTACAGGCTAGATTGCAACTGATATCAAACATTAAATCTAACATTTGTGGGCCTGTTAGATTTTTACGTTCACCAAACTTTTCTAACATACCAGATCTAAAACTAGCCAATCCTGATAATTCATTTCCTTGACAAGACCAACACCCATCACTCCATATATTTTTATTATTAAGATCTCGTAATGGTACTAGTCTTGAATCATTCCAAATGTCACTGCCATCAGTATTACTATAGCTATCTTGACGTAAACAACACTGTTGTGTGTATATAAATGGAGAATTATTTTGGAGAACGATCTGTAATCCCCCATGGATCATAGGGCAATGAATGTTTTGTGTCATTCTACTTTTTTAAGTCCTGAAATCATAGATTTAAGTTTACTGCTATCTACACCTGCTTGAACTTTAGGACTGTCTGCTACAGGACTTATACTGCTACCTGTTTTAATTTGGCTTAAGATATTTGTAGCACCTACACCTCTTAATCCACTTTCCTGTGCTTCTTCACCCGGGTCAGTGATGCGCAATGTTTCTAAATCAAACTCAAGATCTACTTTCATACCTACGCCTGAACTACTACGTGTTTTCATCAGCTGTAGTTGATAACGACCACGTTCACGCATGGCACGGCTTGTAAAGATACCAAACACGTTATCAGCTGTGTTGATCTTACTTAAACCGCCTGCGATATGGCTATGATCAAACTCAATTTCTTCTACTGCTCCACGATTCAACTGTGACGCTGTGATCATCAAGATGTTTAATTCCTTGGATAGATTACGCAGTTCTTCACTTACATATTTGTCTTTGACAAACAGGTCATTTGGGCTGACTTTGGCACTGACTGGCATGACCAAGTCTAAATAGTCTACCATGATAAAGTCTATTCGTAATCCAGTTTGTACTTGTAGTTCTTTAAGATAAGATCTAATTTGATTTACATTACTCTGTGCTGGCATGTATTTAATACGCAAGGCACCTGACTTTTTACCTACCATCTTGACTTTCATTTCGACTGTGTCGAGATCCTTGAATACTTCTTTAGTGCTACAGTTGGCTACCATACTATCCATACGCATGGCACACAAACCTTCACTAAGTTCTAATGTTAAGAACACACCGTTAAGTCCTTGAGTACACCAATTAATAGCGATATTCTGCATGAACAGAGATTTACCACTGCCCGATCCACCTGCAAAGATGTTAAGTTCACCGCGGTTCATACCACCAAATAATCGTTTATCAAGAGTTGGCCAACCTGTCGATACCTGTCCGTTGTTGCTTTTAATCGCTAATAACCTAGCTCGTGGATCTAAGAAATAATCTGTACCCATGTCTTTGGTTAATGATATTTGAACCGCATCTTTGATTAGTTTTTCTACAGGATCATAATCACCCTTTTCTAACAAGTCTGCTGATTTAAGGATCGCACGTTCGAGTTCATTCCTGCGTGTAAAGCCCTCAAACTCTGCCATGAACCAACTGTAATGATCTTCTGTTAGGTCTGGCACATGTTTAAGATCAACACCGGTAACTGCCTTGACCTGTTCATGTGTGGGCATGGCTTTGTGATCATCAGTATGTGTCTTAATGAACTTAGCCACTTCACGCAGGCTACGATCAAAGTTTTCTGGATTGTAGATATTCTGCACACGCACATATGATTGTGCGTCTTGTAGCATCATTTCGATAAAAAGTTTCTGTAGTTCTGGTGAGTATTCTTTGGTCATAGTTTATTGGGATATATTTGAGTTCAAAATTATCATATTTCTTTTAATTTAATTATTTTTTTAATTTTTAATCTCTGATTAAAAATATCTATTCTATCTCTAAGATAGTCAAGATGATTATGGAAGTCATTCTCTTGAGAAGTATATCCCAACTCTGCTGCTAATTTTTTAGCTATTTCTGTTCTACGTATTCTCTCAGCTAATGTTAATTCTGGATAATTGAGATTTAACCAATTATTTTCATATTTTTCATCTACAATAATATTGTTTTGATTGGCTGTATCTGATAATGGGGTTCCTGGCAGAATACTCACTGTATCAGCTAACGAAATAGTTTTAACAATATTTCCAGCTAGATGTTTATATTTTCTAATTAAATTTAAAGTGTCCTCAAAATCTTTTTCACTTTCTGTTGGATATCCAACAAACATAAGCAATTTACAGGATATTTTATATTTAACTAAATTGTCAATGGTATGATATAAGTCATCATTTGTAAATGCCTTATTCATTTCTCTGCGAACTTTTTCACTACCTGATTCAACTCCAATCCAAATTTCCTGACAATTTGATCGAGACATTAGATTCCAATGCTCTTCATTGTCAACTGTATAAGG